CGAAACAGTTTGTTCCGTCTTGCTTTGCAAGGCGGATATGATGATCTATTTTTTATCGATTCGGACTGTGAATGGGAACCTGAATGGTTCTTTAACCTGTTGGATCGACCCGAGCCAATTGTAGGCGGAGCATTAGTTAAAAAATCCGAAAAAGAAGGATATACCGTTAAACTGGTAGACAAGGAACTAAAGTATTCCCAAGACAAAAAACTAATAGAGGTTGATGGTGTGGGTACAGGCTTCATGAAAGTATCTAGATTTGCACTAGAAAAATTATGGGATATATCAGATTCTTACACCTCTGAAGGTGAAGAACACAGGATGATCTGTGATATTAAAGTAGAGAATGGAGATTTAATATCTGAAGATTACGTAATAGCAAACAAATGGAAAGGTCTAGGATACAAAATATGGCTTGATCCAACCATTACACTAAACCACATAGGCACTAAAAAATTCAAAGGCAATTTTGCAAAATTTATACAAACAAATGGCTATGCTTGATAAACCAATGGGTGGAACCGAATTAATGTATGAGGAGTTAATGAAACACCTTCCACAAGAATATAAAGACAAATTCTCTATATTTACATACCCAGCGAATGCAGATACAACCAAACATACTATATATTGGAATCATTTATCGTACGATCAACCTTCAGTTCAATTTTTATCCGAGCCGTCCAACATAGATAAAATCAACAATTTTGTGTTTATATCACATTGGCAATCCGAGCAGTTCCGTAAGATGTATAACGTCCCGGGCTACAAAACCCAAGTAATAAAAAACGCGTGCCTTAACGTAGAACAACGAAAAGCAGGTCCTAGAGAAAAAGTAAAACTATACTATGCCTCTACACCTTGGAGAGGATTGGACGTGCTACTACACGCATGGGAATTAGCAAACACTACAGATTGTGAACTACATGTATTTTCTAGTACAAAAATATACGGTAAAGATTTTGCAGTTAACAACGAAAACTACTACCAAGAATTGTACGACAAATGCGAGGCGCTAGAAGGGGTAGTATATAGAGGATTTGTTTCAAACGAGGAATTGCGAAAAGAACTTTCTAGCTTTGATATACTAGCCTACCCTTGTACATTTGAGGAAACCTCGTGTATAGCTGTAATAGAGGCACTATCCGCAGGATTAAGAGTAGTAACATCAAATCTAGGAGCACTACCAGAAACTACAGAAGGATGGGCTCGAATGTATCCTTACCTTGCAAACCCAAAGCTACATGCTTTATATTTTGCAGATATATTGGAAGAGGAAATAAACAAAATTAAAAGCGGAGAGCTAGATGCACATCTAGAGCTTCAAAAACAAGTATATGCTCCGAGGTGGAGCTGGAACCAAAGGATAAACGAATGGATAAACTATTTAAATTCTATTTCCGTCAAAAAATGATGGTTGTAGAATTTTTGAATATTTATAATAAAACAATAAAACAATAAAATAATAAAACTATGATTTTTGGACAAATTAATCCTGTACTTAGTATGGTTAAACAGGACACCCTATTTAACCCAACACCTGAATTTATCACTGGTTCTTACATGACTGCCGTTGCAAACCAATATGCTTTGGGTGCCCATCAAGTAAATTTCCGTGTAATGTACGGAGAATGTATCTTTGAAAGCGGAAGCGTAGTAGACTTTAAAGTTATCCACGCAGACAATGTAGTACTTTCTGGCAGCGCTGTTGAAACTTGGGGAACTGATGATTCCGTTGTTTTAGAAGCCATTGCCGCAGAGCAAGGAACTACTGTTGATGCTGTTGTATCTGGCAGCATAAAGAACGGTATGTTCATGTAATATACCCCTAAATTAAAGTTATGCCACAAAAAATATTTTACAATAGCTCTTTACCAAGAGCAGGTTCTACATTAATCCAGAATATACTAGGACAGAACCCAGACATCCATACAACCCCAACATCGGGGTTGTTTGAGATGATGACTACATGCCGAACACTGTTTTCAAATGGACTTGAATTTAAAGCCCAAGATGTAAAACAAATGGAAGACGGCTTTAAAGGATTCTTGAAGGAAGGTATTTACGGATTTTACAATAACATTACAGACAAACCCTATGTTGTAGATAAATCTAGGGGTTGGGGAATGGAACGCGATTTTATAAACGCATACGACCCCAACCCCAAAATTATCTGCATGGTGCGAGACCTTAGAGCCATCTATGCTTCTTTAGAAAAGAAATACAGAAGCAATCCACTAGTAGAAACCAACATTGCAAATTGGGGAGATTTAACAGGAACTACTACAGACAAACGTATGCTAGTTTGGGCTAATAATCCTCCAATAGGTCCTTCAATGGATAGACTATATCAAACACTAGTAGCAGGAACACACAAACACATCCTATTCGTTAAATTTGAAGAATTATGTATAGATCCAGAATCTCAAATGAAACGTATCTACGATTATCTAGAAATTCCATATTTTAAACACGACTTTGACAATATTGGACAGGTAACCTATGAAGATGATAAATGGTATGGTATATTCGGGGATCACGTTATTAGAGGTAAATTGAAGCCTGTTAAAAACGATTTCTACGAGGTACTAGGACCAAATGCATGTAGAATAATTGAAGAAAACAATAGATGGTTCTTTAACGATTTTGGATATCAAATATAAAAAAATGAATATAGGTTACAAGACAGAAACAGATTTGCTAAAAGAAGAAAAACTAGCAATTCTAGAAGACAAGTCCAACGATAGTACCAAGTACATTGTGTGGCACATTGAAGGAGGATTAGGCAAAAACGTAGCAGCTACAGCTTTAATTTCCTCTATTAAACAACAATACAGCGATAGAAAGCTAATACTAGTAGTATCTTATCCCGAAGTATTTCTAAACCACCCAGATATTCACAGGGTATATAGAGTAGGTATGACCTCGTATTTTTACGATGATTATATTAAGGATAAAGATACAATTGTGTTTAAACACGAACCGTATTTTCAATCTGATCACATAATGCGTAAAAAGCATTTGATTGAAAACTGGTGTGATCTATTGGGAATTAAATTCCAAAAGCAATTGCCTATTTTGTATCCAAACATGATACAAAAAGATATAATGTACAATTGGAAACGAGATAAACCTACTATGGTTATCCACACCAATGGAGGACCTCTTCAACAAAATACACTATATTCTTGGACTAGAGATATGCCATATGGTATAGCACAATCTATTGTAGATAAATATTCAAACAAATATCACATTATTCAAATAGGTAGAGATGAAAGACAAGCAGTACCTGGAGTAGAGTTTGTAAACATCCCAATGACCAACCACGAACTATTCAGTACACTAGTTCTATCAGACAAACGTGTGTTAATCGATTCAAGTTTGCAACATGCGGCAGCAGCAATGCAATTAAAATCAACAGTATTGTGGGTAGGCACATCACCTAAAAACTTTGGATACGAAATGCACTCCAATATTGTAGCTAATCCACCTAAAGGTAATGTTAAAATGATCGATTCCTATTTGTTCGATTACTCGTTTGATGGAATTCAACATGAATGTCCTTATATGGATGCAAGTGAAATGTTTAATATTAATGATGTTTTTAAATCCATAGATGCACAATGATAACAGTTTTGTTTGGTCAACCACATTCCGGAAAGTCTACTTTAGCCAATGAGCTAAAAGGACACAACATAGACGGAGACAAATTAAGAGAATTATTTAAAAACAAAAACTTTACTCGTGAAGGTCGTATACAAAACCTAAACAGAGCCAGCGATATAGCTCACTACTTAAATAGTACAGGAACAGATGTGGTTTTGTCTTTAGTATACCCATATAAAGAAGCAAGAGATTACTTAAGAAGTTTGACTAGTGAAGTAAAGTTCGTACATTTAACCTACGAGGTAGATAGAGGTAGAGAACAATATCACGTATCGGATTTTGAATATCCACAAGATGAAGATGTACTGCACTTAAATACTGAATGGTTAGAAATAAACGATTGTATAAAACAAATTTTAGAATATGTGGGATAAAAAATTACACGTTAAATCATCATTGACCAAAAAACCCAACCAATGGTCTTTGTTTATAGGCAGATGGCAACCTTTACATGAAGGGCACAAACAATTGTTCCGTCAAGTAATAGATGAAGGTGGTAAAGTATGTGTTGCCATTAGAGAGGTAGAAATAGACGATAAAAACCCGTTTACCTCTCACGATATAATGCTTAATATTGCCAAAGAAATGCAAACCGAAATCCGAGCCGGCAAACTAAAAGTAATCACTATACCAGATATCTGTTCAGTTGAATTTGGTAGAGGAGTAGGATATGATATTATAGAACATATCCCACCACAAGAAATAGCTGAAATATCTGCTACAAAAATAAGAGAAGATCTACGTACAAATGGTAAGCTTTAAAAGACACATAGCTAAAACAGTATCTTATAGAATAATAAGTACAGGTATTGGATTTGCTACAATGTGGGCGGTTACAGGTTCTATTAAAATGGGAGCCGCTTTTAGCATTGTAGAGCTACTTTGGAAGCCCATCCAGTACTACATACACGAAAGAGTATGGTACAAATGGATCAAATATGGGATAAAAGATTAAACATAATATATTTATAACCACACAAAAATAAAGTATATAAAATTTATGCAAAACACAACGTTACAATTAGGACAAATTTTACAATTAGAGGCCGAAGTAAATGGAGTAGTAAACACCCAAACTGGTGAAACTATTGCTAAAGGCCTTATGAAAGAAGTCCTTAAATTCAAAACCAAATATTGGCTAATGCAATTGTCCGATGATTTGTTGGAAGAAAAAAAGAAAATCGAAGCCGTTCGAGACCAACTAGTTAAAGAATTAGGCGAAGAAGATGAAACCGGATCTATTTCACTTCCTGTGTTTACCAATGAGGTAAAAGATGAAGAAGGTAAAATAGTTTCTAGAGAAGTTAATCCAAAGTTCCTTGACTTTCAAGAAAAGTTCAACGAACTATTAGCCGAAAACAAAGAACTTGCTCATGGTAAATTTTTACTAGAAGATTTCGAATCTGTAGAATCTGCTGAAGTTTATCCTGTATTTTTCAAGCTAATTTCTGCTGAATAATATGGAAAAAGTTCAATTAGCTTCCGAGGAGCTATCTAAGTTGCAAGATTTAAATTCTAAAGTAGCAGATATTGTAACATCTCTAGGTCAAATAGAAATACAAATATCTCTTTTAAAAGATAATAAAAAATCTCTATTAGATAGCTTTGCTCAAATCCAACAAGATCAAGATCAATTAGCTCAAGAGCTTACCCAAAAATATGGGGATGGAAAAATTGATATAGCTACTGGGGAATTTACTAAGGCAGAATAGTTTTTTGAAGCATTCCGCCATATTTATAACAAAACAATATAAAATAACTTAATAAAATGGCAGAAACTCTATTATCTCCCGGTGTATTAGCAAGAGAGAACGATCAATCTTTTATACAAGGACAGCCCGTTTCCGTAGGAGCAGCTATAATTGGCCCTGCAGTAAAAGGACCTGTTGAAGTACCAACATTAGTAACTTCGTTTAGCGAATATACTGCTATTTTTGGTGGTGCTGTTCAAAGTGGATCTAACGTATATTCTTATCTCACTTCAGCTGCAGTAAGTAACTACTTTAATAGTGGTGGTACTTCTTTATTAGTAACTAGAGTAGTCTCTGGTTCTTTTACTTCTGCAACTAGCTCATTAGTCCCTACAGGATCAGGTGGTCCTACTACTGGTGGATCTCCATTTATACTTGAAACAATTTCCCAAGGTACAATCATGAACAGTACAAGTACTGGTGTAGATGGTGCCTTATCTTCAGGTTCAGTTGATAACGTTAGATGGGAAATCCCAACTGTTAACACTTCTTCTGGAACATTTAGTTTATTAATCAGAAGAGGTAATGATAATAATTTAAATAAAGTGGTACTTGAAACTTATACCAATTTATCACTAGATCCATTTTCTTCTAATTATATTTCTAAAGTAATAGGTGATGCTAACTTTAATTTAACTAATGATGGGGGAGATTATTACATCCAACAAACTGGTTCATATGGTAATAGTTCAAAATATGTAAGAGTAAAAGAAGTAAGATTCAATACTCCACAATATTTTGACAATAATGGTATTGCAAAAAACCAATTCACAGGATCTCTACCAGCTGTTAGCTCAGGTTCATTTGGTGGAGCTGTTGGTTCTAACATCCCTGCAGGTAGAGTAGCTAATTTCTATCAAAATATTGGATCAGGTGCTAATAATGATACTCAAGGATTATCTGGATCTGATTACAATAATGCTATTGCCTTAATGTCAAATACAGACGAATATAAGTATAATGTAATATTTACCCCAGGTTTAATTCATCAATACCACCCAACTCAAGTAAGTAACATTGTAAATAATACAATTGGAAGAGGCGATGCTCTTGCAGTTATAGATTTGAGAGGATATGGTGCTCAAATAAATAGTGTAATAAACCAAGCTTCAACCTTTGATTCTAGCTACGCAGCTACATATTGGCCTTGGTTACAAACAGTTGATCTAAATACAGGTGAAGCAGTATGGGTACCAGCTTCAACAATGATCCCAGGTGTATATGCTTTTACAGACAACTCAAGTGATCCATGGTTTGCACCTGCAGGTATTACTCGTGGTTCATTAGGTACAGTACTTAGAGCTGAAAGAAAGTTAACATCTGGAAACAGAGATGATCTATATGAAGCAAATGTTAACCCAATTGCAACATTCCCTGGAAATGGAGTAGTAGTATTTGGTCAGAAAACACTTCAGAAACGTGCTTCTGCACTTGATAGAATAAACGTTAGAAGATTGTTGATTGCTCTTAAGAGCTACATCAGCCAAGTAGCAGACGGATTAGTATTTGAACAAAACACTACCACTACTAGAAATAACTTCTTAAGCCAAGTAAATCCATACTTAGAATCTGTACAACAAAGACAAGGATTATTTGCTTTCAAAGTAGTAATGGATGAAACAAATAACACACCTGATACAGTAGACAGAAACGAGTTAGTAGGTCAAATATTCTTACAACCAACTCGTACAGCTGAATACATTATATTGGATTTCAACGTGTTGCCAACTGGAGCTACTTTCCCAGCATAAGAAGTTAAAATTTAGATATTTATAATAAAATAAAGCATAGATAAAATGGCAGTATTAGATCCAAACGAAATATTCTTCACAGCTTTTGAACCAAAGCAGGCGAATAGATTTATAATGTATATAGATGGTATTCCCTCATACACCGTAAAGGGTATGGGGGCAGTATCATTAACTCAAGGTACAGTAGCTCTAAACCACATTAACATTCGTAGAATGGTTAAGGGCAAAACTACCTGGAACACAATCCAATTCACTTTATTTGATCCAATCCAACCTTCAGGTGCACAAGCTGTAATGGAATGGGTTCGATTACACCACGAATCTGTAACTGGTAGAGATGGATATTCTGACTTCTACAAGAAAGATTTAACATTTAACGTGTTAGGACCTGTTGGAGACGTAATATCTGAGTGGATTATCAAAGGAGCACTTATTACTGAAGCTAACTTTGGTGAATACAATTGGGATACCGAAAGTACAGCTGTAAATATTACAATGACTGTTCAACCAGATTATTGCATACTTAACTTCTAATTTAATTTTTTATATAAATTTTTTAACCTACCCCATTAAAGGGGTAGGTTTTTTTATATATCAAAAAAAAATAGTTTGGACTTGTAAAAATTCTTTATTATCTTCATATTTATCATAGAACAAAAGTTATTAACTAAATAAAGATTATGGCTGAATTTAAATTCCCCACCGAAACAATTGAATTACCCTCAAAAGGATTAATATATCCTGAGACTAGTCCTCTATCTAAAGGTACTGTAGAAATGAAATACATGACCGCTAAAGAAGAGGATATTTTAACTAACCAATCTTACATCAAAAATGGAGTTGTTTTAGATAAATTACTTCAATCACTTATAGTTGATAAAAGTATCAACACTGATGATTTAATTGTTGGTGATAAAAATGCTTTATTGATAGCCTCCCGCATATTAGGATATGGTTCTAAATACTCAGTGGTTATTAGAGGAAAAGAAGTAGATATTGATTTATCCACTTTAGATAACAAAGAAATTGATTTTAGTTCAATTGAAAGAGGTAAAAATGAATTTTCATACACTTTAGAATCTACTGGAACTGTACTTACTTATAAACTACTTACAGGTAAAGATGAAAAAATAATTGAAAAAGAAATTGCAGGAATTAAAAAATTAAATCCTGATGCTTCTCCAGAATTAACAACTCGTTTAAAACAAATGATATTATCTGTAGATGGTAATACTGAAAAAAAGGATATTAGAGATTTTGTAGACAATTATTTTTTAGCTCGCGATTCAAGAGCGTTTAGGGAACACATTAAAAACACCCAACCCGATGTAAATCTAAATGTTACACTTGATAGTGGGGAGGAGGTGGCCATTCCGATTGGCCTTAGCTTTTTTTGGCCTGACTACAACTAATGGGGCAATCCAACAAGCCCGAGTAAATTTATTTTCAACCTTGCATCAAATTGTATTCCACGGGAAAGGTGGATATGATTATGATACGGTATACCATATGCCTATATGGTTAAGGAAATTTACTTTTTCTGAAATTAAGAAATTCTATGATGAAGAAGCTGAAGTAAACTCTAAAGCAGCTAAAAGTAAAAACCAGTCAAATTTAGTAAACCCTGATGGTACCGTAAATACTCCAGCTTTTAAAGAAGCTAGTAAACAATACAAGGGACAAAGTAGTTATAAATAACAATATTTATAATAAAACATCATTAAATGGCAAATCTCACCCCTGAAGAACTAAATAAGCAATTTGAAAAACTTCAAAGATTAGCTACAGTCTTAAATAAAAATTTAAGTGCTTTTAATCTTAGACCTGTAGCTGAGGATGCTGCTCTTATAGGTGAACTTATAGATAAGTGGAGTGATGATTTAAATGATTCTTTATCATCTGTAAATGATTTATCCTCAGCATTTCAATCAGTAACCCAAGAAATTTCAAAAAGTAATGTTGGGTTAGCTTCTACTAAAAAAACATTTAATTCATTAACAAGTATAGCTCAACAAATATCTTACGCACAAGCTGGGATAAACAAACTTTCAGAAAAAGAATTAACAAATCTATTAAAAAAATCTCAACAAGCTAAGTTAGATGCCCAACGAAATAAAACTTTACTAGAACAAAGAAAAGCTGATTTAATTGCTGAAAATCAGGATAATACTATAAGTCTTGAACAAAAACAAAAAAATAGAAAAGAAATAGAGCAAATTAATGGTGCTATAAAGGATAATGTTTCAATTATTAATGAAGAATCTCAATCCTATCAAGACTTAAACACCGCTATTAATTATCGACTTGACCTAGAAAAACAAATTAGTAAAAACTTAGGAATAACCGGAGCTTTACTAAAAGGAGCTGAAGGATTTTTAAATAAAATTGGTTTAGGTGCTTTATCAAGTGCTATAGGATTTAAAGAAATAAATGATGAATTAAGAACATTTGTTGAAAAATTAGAAGAAACTGAACCAAATCTTTCTAAAGCCGAGAAAAAGCAAAGGATTATGAGAGAAGGATTCAAACTTATGGGTGAGTCCATAGAAGAATCCTTAAATGATCCTCTTACAGTAACATCAATAGCTATAGCTGGTTTAACTAAAATAGTAGGATTAATAGCAGATGGATTTAAACGAAGTCAAGAAAACACAAGTTCATTAGCTAAAGGTTTAAATATTACCAATAAAGAGGCAATGGAGTTGAGCAAAAACATGTCTGCTGCTTCTTTTGGCTCCGATAGATTATTTGTTTCTAGTAAAGGTTTAACTGAAACTTTAACAGCTATAAACTCTGAACTTGGCACAACAGTTCAACTTTCAAATGAAGAATTACTTACATTCACTAAATTAAGAGAAACTGCAGGATTAACTAATGAAGAGTTAATGGGCATCCAAAAACTATCTTTAGCTAATGGTAAAAGTTTTGATGAAAATGCTGATAGTTTATTAAATCAAGTTTCTGCTTTAAATAAAGCAAGTGGAATTTATCTTAATGAAAAAGAAATATTAAAAGACATTAGCAAACTTTCAGCTGCAACAACTTTATCTTTAGGGAAAAATCCAAAAGCATTAGCCGAGGCAGTTGCTACTGCTAAATCTTTAGGGATGGAAATGTCAAAAGTTGATGCTATTGCCAGTAGTTTATTAAATTTTGAAGAATCTATTGCTCACGAATTAGAAGCAGAATTATTATTAGGTAAAGACATAAATCTTGAAAAAGCAAGACAAGCAGCTTTAAACAATGATTTAGCAACCGTAGCTCGAGAAATCTCAAATCAGATAGGCTCCTCCGCTGAATTTTCTAGAATGAATAGAATACAACAGGAAGGATTAGCCCAAGCTGTAAATATGTCTAGAGAAGATTTAGCTGAAATATTATTTACTCAAGAAGCATTGGGTGGAGCTAGTGGAGAAGAAGCAAAAAGAAGACAGGATATATTAAATGCTCGAATTGAAGAAGTTGGTTTAGCTCGAGCTGAAAAAGAATTTAGAGAAGGGGGTTTGGAAAAAATGCTAGAGCAAGCTACGGCTGCTGACAAAATGAGAGCAACACAAGAGAAACTATTAGAAAGCCTTACAGAGATGGGTGCAGCTATTGCTCCTATAATAGATACATTTGCTGGAATTGCAGGCTATATAGTATCCTCTAAAGAAAATATGGCTGTGTTTAAAGGGGTTCTTATAGGTGTAGGGACGGCTTTAGCTATTGTAGCTGCAAATAGTGTAATAACTGCCATTACAGGTATTTTTTCTACATTTTCTCAAATCCCATTTGGAGTAGGTATTCCACTTGCTATTGGAGCAGTAGCTGGCTTAATGCAAATGATATCCTCATTTAAAAAGGCAGGTGATGTTATGTCTCCTGCTGATGGTGTAACAAGAGTATCTACTAAAGAAGGTGGATTATTTGAATTATCGCCAAACGATGATTTAGTTGCGGCACCAGGTGCTATTAAAAAAATGGAAAATGCTGGAGCAACTGCAATAATCCAACAAGCTCTCCCAGTGGATAATACCGAAGTAAAACGCACTAATCAACTAATACAAGAATTGATTACTTATGCTTCAAGACCATCAGTATTCCAAATTGGGGCAGATGAATTTTTCACCTCAACCTCAAAATACACTTACCAAGTTCAATAATATTTAATATTTATAACAAAATTAAACTACATATACAATGTCACTATTAAGCAAATTAAAAACAGCTGGTTCAATACTTAATGTTTTAAAAGGCACAAGACCTGGAAGTCGACTAAGTAGAGCAGGAGATCCCCTTCCTGTAGGCCCAACTTTTTCTAAAGGAGAATATACAAAATATGTTCTTGATACAAAAGGAGCAATAGAACAAAGAAGAGCTCAAGACCTTACAGCATTCTCTGGCGGCGCACCAAGAACTTAATATTAAATGTCATTAGTAATTCTAAAAACTAACCTAAAATCTTTACGATACGGGAAAGATAGACCAGGGGGTGGAAGTAGTAATCAACCTTACATTAAATCTCCAATCCCTGGTGATCTTTCTTCTACAGTTGTTAACCCTAACAATTTAAAGTTTTTAGATAAGGTATTAGGTACTGGAAAAAATTTAATTAACTTTGCGGGTACAGACTTCTTTTTACGAGGTGGGGCATCCGCTGTTTCTAGAGCAGCTAAAGATGTATCTAGATTAACACAAATGTTTGCTGATTTTAAATCTCCAAATGGAGTTTTATTTGCAGCTAAACAAAATGTATTATCACTAACGGGTGTAAAAACACAAGCTAGTGGAATTATGAATGAAGGTATTTACTTACCTACTTCTACTATACTCCAAGCTGGTGGAAATGCTTTTGGGGTACACTTAAATAAACAAGGATTAAACCCATTTAGAAAGACTACCCCAAGTGAAGGATTTATTGGGGGGCTTTTTGAGTTTACTGGTCCTTTAGGTTTGCCAACCTATGCTCAAACAGTTAAACCAGAGCAAGAAACTGTTGACAACCGTTTAGTTCAATTAAAAAAAGCAAAACTTAATTCTCCTTTTGTTATTGGGCAAACACGAAAAGAAGCAAGAGATTTACGAATAGGAGCAAGAAGAGTAGAAAGAGACACAAGACAACTATTTCAGGCTATGGGTGAAATGGGTTTGTTTAGAGAGGGAAGAAGAGAGTCTCAACAATCTGCTCGTGCCGATGAAAAAAGCCAAAATAAAAATAATATCCCTCAAAATGATTCTGGTGTACTTTTAAGATACGGTGGGGGTCCCAATTCTTTATTAGGAGTAGGACAAACTACTATAAGAAGATATAGTAATACTGGGGATGGTTTAGATTTTAGAAAAAATCCTACTTTTGAAGGTAAATATTTTGTTTTAAGTTCAGCTGAAATAGATAGTATACCTACTTCTAAAGATAATACTCAAGTATCAGACTTTAGAGAAGATTTACGTTCAAAACAAGATGCAGGCCCAAAGAAAAATATACTATCTATATCTCCAAGTTACTCAAATAGTAGTAATAGAATTGAAAACAGATACAAATTAGGAGATCCAGGTATAAGAAGTAAAAATATAACAAATTATGTTTCAGGTTCATCAGTTGAGGGTAAGTATTTACCATTAGATGCAATTACCTCTTATGGGTTATATAAAAGTAGAGAAGCTGATAAAATTAGTGATTTAGTTAATTTTAGAATAGGAATAATAGATAACAATCTTCCAAATGAAAAAGTTTATATCCATTTTCGTGCATTTTTAGATTCAATGGATGATAACTATAATTCAGAATGGAATGATTTTAAATATATGGGTAGAGGTGAAAGTTTTTATAGATACAATGGATTTTCTCGTACTATAAACTTAAGCTGGACAGTAGCGGCTCAATCTAAACAAGAATTGATACCTATGTACCACAAACTAAACTTCTTAGCCTCCTCTCTAGCCCCAGATTATTCAGCTAATGGTTACATGAGAGGTAACTTAGCTACTTTAACTGTAGGGGGATATCTATATGAACAACCCGGTATAATCAAAAGTATAAACTACTCAGTTCCACAAGAATCTCCATGGGAAATTGGTATAGATAACATTGGGGTAAATGATATTAATAATGGTATAGACAGAGGAGTTAATCAACTCCCACATATGATTAAAGTAACCGGATTTCAATTTGTACCAATTCATACATTTGTTCCTAAATTACAACAAAATGGATATTTAATGGATGAAGGTGGAGGGGGTGAACTCGAATTATTTGGTAAAGAAAAATATATATCTTTAAAAAATGAAGATGGAAAGGATAATTATTTCCCTCTTAATCCCTTAAGACCAGGAAGATATGAAGATGCTCTCCCTGAAGAATTGGTAGCTCTAGAACAAGACCTCCCTGCTTCTCAGCAATAATTAACATATAAAGTAAAATGAATCGCTATAAAGATATACCAGTTTTTCTCACTTCCACAGGAAAAAGATATTATGGGACAACCAAATATCCTGAAATCCCTTTGGATTTTAATGACATTTACGTATATTCAACTGTAGGTGATAGATTTGATAAATTAGCACTTCAGTATTATAGTGATTCTACTTTGTGGTGGGCAATTTCAATAGCAAATCCTACCTTAACACAAGGTTCATATTATATACCCGAAGGGTCTCAAATTAGAATCCCTACTAATATTAGTAGAATTATGGCTCGATATAATGCATTAAACCGAATTTAAAGTTATGAATGGTAATATAGTAGGAGAACCAATTGATGGTTTTGTACAATTGCAAATTAATGCAAGACAATCTAATCAATTTAGTGGGTATGGAAATACTCTCCGTACTCCTGAACAATTGCAATATCTTAATAATAGAAATGCTTGGGTAAAACTAGCCTCATCGGTAACAATTACTAATCCTAATCGTCTTTCAGATATAGGAATTATAAATCCTTCAAGATTTAGTAGTACAGGTCTTGCTGAAAATGCAATATTATTTAATACATTATCTTCATACGCTAATTCTAAACTTAATTCTGAGAGAGCAGGTATTGGAAAAGAAATTACCACTACAACTTTTAATTCACTTACTCTTACTGATGGAATATTTACAAATATTAGTATTTCAAATACTAGTGATCTATGGAATGATACTTTTGCATATGGGATTGGGGGTTCAAATTTTGGCCTTCAACCCCCTCCTGGTATCACAGGGGTTCAAGTTGATTCTTTAAACCGTGGCTCTATTCGAAAAGCCAATGTAACTCTTAAAGCCCATAACAAGTTTCAATTTGATATTATTGAATTACTTTATTTAAGATTAGGTTTCACAATGATGCTGGAGTGGGGATGGGATAGATATCTTGATAATGGTGGTAATCTCCAACCAGTTGGTAATACTATAATTGAAGAAAGATGGTTTAATTCAACTTCAAATGGTATTACCCAACGTGCAATGTTAAATCACATTCAATCTTTAAGAGAAAAATATGTAGGTAATTATGATGGATTTTTTGGTAAAGTATCTAATTTTACCTGGAGTTTTAACCCTGATGGTTCATACGACATCTCAATAGATTTAATTACACTAGGAGATGTTATAGAATCCTTAAAAGTAAATACTTTAGCTAAAACTATTACAACTGAAGGAAAATCAGGTACAATTAATTTTAAAGAAGGAACTAATTTATTTGGCACTAATATATCAAAAGTTACTAATATAAATACAATAGGATATTTTTTATATACTAAGATATATGAGTTAACAAATGAATTTAAAGTAAATCAAAATATTGTATCAACTGATACTAATTACTATTCTATTACCCCAAAAGTAATAACAATTAATAACCAAACAGGAACATCCACTCCAACACCAATTGCTAGTAATGAAGGTAATCTAGGATGGTCTCCTCAATATTATATTAGATTAGGTGAATTTTTTTCTCAATTAGAAAGACTAGTAGTACCTGTAGTACAAAATGGTGGAGGTTCTTCTGTTTCTCAAATAACTTTTAATGGAATTGGCAACTTAATTTCTTATTTTCCTAACCAAATCCCTCTAGATCCTAGAGTTTGTGTTTTTAAACCCTCTATAAATTCCCGAGGAGATATAGAAGGTATTCCTATTCCCGCTGAATTAAATGATATTCCTACCCAGTATGTTACTACAGTTGGAGGTCGTACATATGGACAATTATCTAACTTATATATTAACTTTGAATTTATTGCTGGATTACTTGTATCAAATGGAGGACCAGATCAAGAATTACCACTAATTAAATTCTTACAAGATTTATGTAATGGTATAAATAATGCTTTAGGTGGGTTTAATAAATTAGAACCCATTATAAAAGATGATTACATAGTTACTATAATAGACCAAACTCTTTCCATCTCAGGAAAAGAAAATTTTATTAATCTTGAGGTATATGGTTACAATCCTAGTACTAATAATTCAACTTCAAATTTTGTAAAAGATGTAAAATTTGTATCTAAAATTACCCCCCAACTAGCTTCTATGATTAGTATAGGAGCAACTGCTGCTGGTAATAATACTGCAGAAATAGATGGAACTGCTTTTTCAAAATTTAGTGAAGGATTAGAAGATAGATTTACACAAAGAATATCAGAACCTAATGGTTTAAATGATCTTCAAAAACAACGAACTGAACAAGAACAACAACAAAAAAATCAAGAAGATTGGGAAATTATTAAGTATGCACAAGAAAATTTTAAAACTTTTCCTACTGCCGCTGATGGATTTACTGCAAACTCAATTGAGGTTCAACAATCTTTTAGTGAATTTATAACAAGAGAAAATTTATTTTTTGCAGAACTCTTAGGATTAGAAGATGTATCTCTACCATTTACAGGCGGTAAATCAATTTCTGATTTAGCTAGAGAAGCTACTGCTGCAAATGATGAAATGAAAGATATAAAATTAGTAAATGATCCGAAATATAATATAGAAAATAAAAGATTAACTTATCAAGAATATCTTTACGAAATTTTTCTTTTTGAACAAAATTTAAAAAATACAAGTACACTTAGACTTGAGGATGTTAGTAAATTAGTTCCTGAAAATTATGCTTTGTATTTAGCTTTAGCTTTTGGTGCTGAAACTGAAATTACAGTTTTTATTAAATCTTTTACTACAACAACTGCAGTACCTGGAACATTAGGCCTTCAGCAAGTATCTGTAACAACCCCTTCTAAATTCGTTCCCCTAAAACAATTTCGTTATCTTGAATTTAATGAAGCTTTTATTGCAGAAGGAAAAGCAGCATACAAAAATTATATAACTAATTTAAATAATGAAACATATATAGAAACCCTTACCCCTTCTAGTGGAATTGGTTTTATCCCATTATCTTTTGAATTAACTCTAGATGGTATTTCAGGTATTAAAATATATAATCAACTTAGTATTAATAATGAATTTTTACCTTCTAACTATCCCAAATCACTAAAATTTGTTATAACTAAAGTTAACCACAAAATAACAAGTAATAATTGGGAAACTTCATTATCTACTATATCTATACCTAGAACAGAACCATATAAATTTGTAGAAGCCCCTGTTATTTTATCTAATACAGGTGGTGGTAGTGGTGCGGGTAATTTGGGACCTGAGGAAGTTGATGGAGTTCAAAGAGTTTCATTAACCACAGGTATTCCTTTAGATGCTCCTGATATATATTCTGTATATAAAGCAAGAGTAATATATAGACCTATAGTAACTAAAAAGACCATGATAGTTCTTCACCATACTGCAGGAGAACAAATAATACAAAATGGTATAGAATATAGAGGTATAGAAAGTACAATTGGTGGTTGGAGAAATTCTAAAAAAGATCCTGTAAGTACCCATTATATTATTGATAGAAATGGAAGAGTTGAACAATTATATGAAGAAAAATATTTTGGTTATCATGCCTCCAATGACGACGTAAGTGCAGCTAGTATTGGTGTAGAGTTAGTATCTGCCGGAACTTTAAAAAACAAAGATGGAAAATGGTATTGGTGGCCCCCAGACAATAGATATGAAACACTACTTGTAGACCAAGCCTCAGCTGTTCAAATGGTTGATAAAGACGGAAAACCTATAACAAAACTCTATAGAAACAATACACATTTCCAGGGATATACCCCGAAACAAATAGCTGCTTTAGAAGCATTAATTGAAAAATGGAAGAAGGGAGAAGATTGGGAGGGCAATAAAACTGATCATAAACTTAATCTTAAATTTAATTATGATGATTTATTCCCAGGAATGGGGCAAAACGAAGCAATTCTTTCACCTAATGCCACATCCTTAATTCCAGGTGTTTATTCTCATAATTCTACGGATACGCAAAAAGCAGATATTCTCCCACAAAAAGAATTAGTAGACATGCTTAAAAGAGTATTAGTTTAATAAAATGTATTACCCAAAATCTCAAATAAAGACCAATTTACGCACCCAAGGAGGTGAATTTATAATTTCTGGAACAAACCAGGAGTATAGAGGATATTATTATTTAATTTCCAATGGGCAGGCATATAGTGGGAAATCCCCAAATGATCCTACTACCCAACTTTTATTACCTAATGATCAAAACCCATTAGTAACAACTAGGCAAGGAGATGCTGAGAGTGATACAGGTGTAGACTTTACACTTTCCCCTCCCTTAATTTTTACCCTTCCCCCAGATTATGTTACTTCAACAAATTTAAATGTTTCTATTGTTCCTTCTCTCCCAAAACAATCCTATCCAGTTGTAACTGAAAACGACTATAAGCTAGGAGAATTTCAAAGGTATTTTATTAAAAAAAGCAACGAAACTAAATTTATAGAAATATCTCTAGAAGACTATAGAAAATTTGTAAACCGAGATACAGACGTAATGTTTGAGCTATATACCCCAATCCAAATAAGCTGGGTACTAACCGGGGAAAAAGAACAAGTTTATCAAACAAACCAAAACATAGTAGCCAAAGCAGAACGTGACCAAAATTTACCTGGATTTACACAATACTTCAGAGATAGATTTACTCAATTTTACAAGTAATGGAAGATATAAGAAAACTAATTGATGGGTTAAGAAACTTTAATGAAAATATTAATGTTAAAGATGGTGTTGATTCTTTATTTAAAGAATATCCTGAACTAGCAGATATTGGAACACAAGAACAATATTCCCAATACCTAGATACAATCTTTCCAAACAGTAAAGTAAAGGATATTGTCTACCATGCAAGCCCAAATAAATTTACAAAATTTAAGGACCCATCAAGCACAGGATTAAGTCATATTTGGTTTGCCGAAAAACCACTAAGTAGTCAATTTGGATCAAATACTTACTATGTGCTTGTAAATCTACAAAACCCATTAATCCAATCTAATCCCGATTACGATAAAGAACTTAAATCCTTTGAAGCCCCATTAAACCCAGATTGGATAAACAATTACCATAAAACCGGAGAATTACCAAAATTTAAATATGATGGTACTATACGTTCTTCAAGCGTAGATAAAGGCAAAAGTATAACAATTAGAAATCCAGAACAAGCTCACATATTGGGTTCCAAAGAAGATATTGATGGGTTTACTCAATTTGTAAAATAACTAGGCTCTATAACGGAGTCTTTTTATATTTACACAAATAAAGGTTACGCAATGTACTGGCTAATAGAAGATACAGAACAACTTAAAAATTTCTATAATTTAGGATACAAGGAAGCATTCATAGAGGTAATACCCTCAAATGATAGAATTCACCCAATCCAAAATACTGTATCTTTAGTGTATATTCGCCCGCTTTTAGCAACTAAAGGCTTTATGCTAGGCGTTAGCCACAGCGAAACACTAAACGAAATATCGCAACACATTACAGCAATTCTACAAAAATTTGATGTGTTGTATTGTAGGGATAAGAAGGAAATATTACATTATTTT